GAACCATCGTTTGGAACGAAAGAGCTAATTTCAAACTCGACAGTCACAAGGGTTTCATCATCTCCGATTGTGTAACTATCGACAGAACAATAAGGCATGTAGAAACCAAAGCATTTTCCTGCTGTCCAATTTCCGCCCGTCTTTGTCCCGCCTAGGTACATGAACCGAGAATCTTTGTTTTGCAAAAGCCTATCGATCTTATCGGCGTCATATTTTTCAAGAAGGGTCGTGATGGTAGCCGTAACTGTTCTTCCGGTAATTACCGAGCCTGATCTACCAGACGCCGCACAAATTGAATCGATAACTTTTCTTTCGTTTGTTATCGTAATCTCAACAGTAGAAGGATTAAAACAAACATTGTCAACATCATCACCAAAGTTCGCAATATGTCCTTTAGCAGATAATGGGTCAGCAGCGTCGAAAGTTGGAGTATATGCAGCAGCATAAGTTTGAGCTGTTGCCGATGCGTAGGTAGTTGCCAAAGTGCTGTCAGCAGCGGTAGAAAAGCCAATTTTAGGACCAATTGACCTTGCCGTATTTGTTCCGGTATTCCACAACAATGAAACTACAGTTGAAGTTGATGAAGCAATGGTAAATTTTCCAGTTGAATTAGAATATACAACCGTAAAAGTTTCTGTTGACAAATTATCAATAGCCGTTTGTAGAGCCGATGCTAATTCTTGAGGAGTCTTGTACCATCCGGAAGCTACCCTTGGTGCAATAGTTCCGTTATCATCGGTAAGATCCAAAGTATCTGCTGCTACCGTTATTTCGATTGGATTCCAATAATACTCAAGACCTTCCAAAGATACAGAACCATTAATCAATTGTCCTGCTTCTGCTGTGAAACTGAGTTCGGTAACTTTGGCCCCACGGATCATATCGGTAGCGTTAGAACCACCGATATATCTCCACAGAGTCAAAGATGGATGAATTGGGGTATTGGCAGGGTAATAAGTGATAGCCTTGCCGAGCTTTGTCGTAATAGCAGGAGCATAAGCCAAATCAAAAGCCATCTGCATTGTATCGGTTGTGGTTTCGAGCGAATGGATAAAGTTGATGGAATAACCGTTAGTTGCGTCTTTGATTAAGACAGGTTCACCAACTCTAAAAACAGCGGCATCGGCAACAACTAACTGCTTCACGGTACTACCAGCTACCACAGCGTATTCTGTTCCAGCAACTTTGACAGTTCCGAAGATTGATTCAAGAAGTGGACCCCATGCAGGAGCTTGTCCTTCAACACCTGAATGCTTGATATAATGAGAAAATGAAGCGGTTGGGTTTTCTGCTCCGGTAATCTTTTTAGCCATACCGAGCGAATTTTTTAGTTCCTCATTATCAAGTTTTTCAATTTCTGGAACCATTTCCAAATCGGATTGAACAGGAATGAAAGACGTTGCAGCGGTTGGAACAGTAATAGTTCCTTCTGTTGCTTCTTTTTTGATTGCAAAAATAGTTGCTTTATTGCTAATAGGCATTTCGAAAACTCCTCTTTTAATCTATTAAATAAAAGTTTCTATGATAACATTTAACGCGCAAGTTATAAATTTTCTATCATCCAATTCAATTGGAACTATTCCAGAATCACCTTGAAAAGAAGCAATTGCTTTCCCTCCTGGTATGGCAAGTGTAACATCACTTTCAATAGCAACAGAAACGCTTGTGGAAGCCTCTAATATCTTTTTGATAGAATCATCTTGCTCGGTATAAGACGCTTGGCCACCGAAGTATTCAACACATAATACAATCGAAAAAGACCTTGCGAAGCTCTTTCTTCCACATAGTTCCCGATTTGTATTAACAGTTGAATCAACTATTATTCCCCACCCCCCCCTCAAGAAAGAATCAAAATTTTGTGACAACTCATCAGGATTTGTTAACCGCACCCAAGTATTGCCTAGTGTAGTTCCAATCAATGCTGTAATGGTATCGTATGCTGTAGAAATTATAGTCATCGATAGAACCCCATAGGAGCGCGTTCGTAAACTTCTTGGCCCTTTAAAATATTCCCTGTCTTAGTTATCCCGTATTTTCTTGATTCTAATGAGTGTAGATATGACTTATTAGCTGCAAGCATATCCTCACGGTATTTGATTCCTTGCGCTTTGTAGATGAGTTCAGCAGTTTTGTGTATTGTTGGTTCCTTCATGAGCCGCCAATCAAGAAATTGCTCCCCTGTTATAACTTGGCCCATGGTTATCAAATCAGAGATAACCCTATCCGTTGCAATTATTCTTTGATCCAAATATTCTGTTTTAGTTGCTCCATAAACTCTCAGGTATGGAGTAGCCGCCAAATCAGGATATTCTTTAAAAATAGTTGTATCAGCTTCAACAAATAGTTGGCCAACATACAAAAGAGTTACGGCGTCTAATGCTGCTGAAAAAGTTAACTTTGTCCAATATAGCGAGTAATATCCATCGATATTACCAAGTTCAGTTATATTCCTTGAATCATATCGCGCCGGAAGTTTGTCATCCTTCGCGATTATATTGACAATTCCACTTTTACCTAATGTAGCCGTTGCTAGTATGGTGCCATCCACTACACTATAAAAGTTTGTAAACGCCGTAGCATCCCAAAAAGATGCTGTAAGTACGCTGGTATTGTTATTTACAGCCGTACTTAAAAGCCTCAAATAGAGCGCGTTAAATGGAAAAACGGAACCTATGTAAAGACTATCACCAGTCCCAAAAGTAATAGCCTTTCCTGCATGATCGACATCAGTCACAAACGCCGATATATCTGAAACGGTACTTCCAATTTTTGTAAGTACAACATTTTGATTATTCATAAACGCCCCAAATATGGAAAAAATGTTATGCCCATAATGAGCATAACACCCCATGAAAGGAAGTATGACTCAAGATAGGCATCCCGAATTAACCTACCCGTGCGTCCTTGTAATAAACCTCAACAACGATTTGACCTGCTGTCAAGTTTGCCGTACCAATCGTAAGGATAATCTGCTTACCATCGGTCAAAACATGAGGAACCGCCGTTGCTTCAATTGCAGCGACTGCATTCAGGCCAAAATGAGCTTCCGCTTCTGCGTTAACATAAATTGTACCGCTATCAGTATTACCAATCGAAACAGTTGAAGAGCTACCAACTACAGCAGCCGTAGCGCGTGCATAGATTTTTTCAATCAATACGGTTCCGCTAATGGTTCCGAGTACCCAGCTATTGCCAGAATACGCACCACCGTCTTTAGCGAAATCATAGATCAAAGATTGTCTTTTGAGTTCACCGGTGAAACCGTCGGCAATAGTTTTATGATTTTTGCAAATATAAACAGTCATTATTTTAACCCTTTCTTAAGTTTTTTATCTTCTATTTTTTCTTCAGTAACTGGCTCCACATGAGGTAAATAAAACATTACAAATGATTCATTTCTCCTCAGATGAAGACCGATTACTTGCCCAACTTCTCCACTTTGCAAGAAGGCAGCAACATCTTTTTCAGTTGCTAACACCTTCACTTTTGTTTCTGTGTACTTGCTAGTCATTATGTTGGGTAAACCCATCCTGTTGCACTGTTGGTTGTGTAAACGGGATAATGCATCACCGCGCCAGCATAAGCATTAAGTGCAGCGCCACAAACGACATCAACACTCAGGAGAATTCCGCGCTTATAGTTAGAGTGAAGATCAGATACCTTCCATTGTGGCATCTGCTGCATAACGAAGTACAACCATTCGCGATGAAAGAAAAGACCCTGCGATGTGCTAAGGCAATTGTCTTCTGCGGTTTTAAAATCCAAAAGATTTCTGAATTCACTTTGGCCAGAAATTGGAGTTTCACCAACAAACAAAGAGCTTGAAAGGATGCTATCTACGGTGATATCTCCCCAATAAGAAGGGTCAAGAAGCGCGAACCAATTCCCATCTTTTGGCCATTTCTTCTGGCCGCCGAATACCCGTGCGCCACGGAATTCTGTTTTAGAAATTGTAGCTACGTTATAATCACCGTTTGTTCCATCGGTTGTTGAAGCTCTAACGAAACTATAAAGATAAGCATTGATTTGGTCAGAAACCGCTTGCATCATTGTCTCGCGAAGTTTTGGGTCGTTATTGTCCAAAAGACTTTGAAGTTCAACAATGCTCTCAAGTTCGATTGAACTTGACATAACCTTGTTAGCTACGATTGAAGTTCTAGTTAAAACCGCTTTTGATGGTGAAAAGGTATCAGCATCAACACCAACTGTTTGTGTTTGCCCAACCATCGGATTAAGAACAGATACATAAACAGTATCGCCCTTGTTCTGCAAATTACCCTGATAGTTTCTGTTTACAATGTTTACCATAGGGTTAGTTTGAACCAATTGGGAAGCTGACATAGGCGCCCAATATTTCTGGATTTGGTCGGCTACCGCTGCAATATCTGTTGCACCCATTACCATGTTCGTAACTCCTTTTTAAAATTAACTTATTTAATTTGACTTACTTTCCATTTCTTTTGTTCTTTATACGGTAATTTAAGCCAGTCAGCTTGATTTATCGTAGTTTGAACACCACTATTTGAACCATTTCCTGATTCACCCATTGCGTTAGGATTAAAGCCTTTCTTGATAGTCTCAGGATATTGAACTTTAAATGACTCAGCTACTTTAGCCGCTGACATATCATCTATTTCGCCTGTATCAGGGTTCGTTTTAATATCGTTTAAATCAATCAAACCGTAATACTTCGAATCTAAAGAACCACCAATTTTTGAAATTACAGAAGATAGTTTTTGGCTGTTAACTATCCTTTCATTCAGACCTTGGTATTTTTTTCCAATGGC